TTCCTGAGCCATAGTAATAATATGGAGAATATGAAACTAACCAGTTATTATCCCATGTTATATTACTTCTAATTCCGTATTGAACACCTTGGTCCCAACCATATGAAGTTGTGTTTGTAATTCCGCCTCTAGTTGTTAGAGTACCAGTAGTTCCTGCAATGTTAGGAAGGAATGTTGCATAATGTGTAATAGTTGATGGCACAAATCGTGCTATACCTACATGCTCATTATCTCCAGCAGTTACACGCAATCTATAGCGTGACTCTGTATAGCTCTGTGAGTTATCTTGCTGCCATTGAAAATTGTTATAGTAGTAGTAAACACCAGTTGTTGTTGCCGCTGGTGTTCCAGCAGTCTTAGCTTCTGATAAGAATAAATGAAGAGTTCCGACATCATGTGTTTCTGAGTTTAGGTCTCTTCCTGCGTTTGTATTGCGCCATACGTGCATACGATAGTTATTTGAGGCATCTAAAGCTTCAATAACAATAAGTTTTCTTTGTCTTTGATTATATGAAGCTGAACCGTAAGTTACTCCATTACCCCATGTTGCATATGTAGATGTAGCCAAGTTTAATGATTCAAGATAATTTGACGCACCTCTAGGCATAATCTGAATACCAGCATCTCCTGATCTTAAAGACATTTGCTGTCTTAAACCACGGTTTCCAATTACTGTGCCAAAGTAAGGCATGTGAGAATCCATTGTTCCACGGTTACGGGCAAAAATTCCTTCTGGGCCAAAGCCTCTTCCTGGAATATTGCAGTACCAATCTCCGTCTTGCTGGTGCATTGGTGTTGCTCCAGACCAGCTGTTTGTTATGCTGCTTGATGACCAGTTGTTTGTTGTATAGTTTTGTCCAGTGTAATCATTTTGAATTTCAAAGTCTGTTGAACCATTTGCTCCGCCAATTGGTTGCATTTCGCTATCATAAATAGTCCACCCTGGAGTATTGTTAAAGTTCGAATATGTTGCAAATGTAGGTAGTGGGTATTTATTTGGAAGATCAGTTACCTTTGATCTAATTGAAGTAATTGTTGTATTTACTGAGCTTAAGCCTGTTGAAAGGCTTGAGTTTAAAAGGATGTTTAGCATTGTTGGGCTAGCATTTAAAGCGGCATCCAAATTGGATACCATTGTGGCTCCAATGCCAGGAAGGTCTATTGATGTGCTGCTAGTTGAAATTGCCATTTATTGCTCCTCTTATATCTTCAAATCAGAATATGCGTATGATCCGTAAACGGTTGTTCCGTTATTTCTTGTGTAAAAGTTTAGTACTGTTGTATCAAGTGAGAGTACTGGAGAGATATTTGAAGCTCCTCCGCCGTCCCAGATAACTGATGCTGGCCATGTTTGAACATAGCTTCCACCAGATTTAATTTCTAGCTGCCAAAACTGTGCAGTATTAGCAGTTGCAGCAATATTTGAGAATGCTACTGTAAATGCTCCGCCTGCAGTTACCTTAAATACATTTGATGTCTTTAGATCTAGCGTAAGAGTTCCAGATGTCTTTGTTCCAAGATCTGTGAACTGTGAAGGAATGTTGAAGTATGGGTTTCCTTGGCCATCAATAGGAGCTTGAACATATGTATATGTCCATAAAGCTGGTACTATGGATGAAGGTGTCTGTGTTATTGGCATATTACTCGTTATCCTCTGCTGGGGCTACATAGTCTAAAGGAGGAAGTTCTGCTGGAATATTTGCTTCTACTTCATCCCCTACTTCTACTGCAGCTATTACTGCTTCACGAGCAGCAATAGCTGCTTCATGGTCAATTCTTTTTACTTCGTCATCAGATACTCCGTTGTACTTATCTAGTACTACGCCATCTTTTAGCTCAAAGCGGTGTGGGAGGTCAGACTCAATTGGCAAGTCGTACTCACCATTTTCAAGAAACTGTCCTGCAAAACCTTCACCAATAAAGCTTATTTTCATATTCTTCTCCTTATTCCTTTAAATATTTCTAGGCCAGCGTTGTACTGGCATTAGCCACGTATAGTTTGTGCTTGTGTACTTTGTATCAAAGATACCGTTCATTATGTTCTTTGAAAGATCGATATTGCTACCATTAGCAATTGTACCAGAAAGTGTTCTTCCATACTTTAATGGACCCTCAAGATCAACAATTGCAAGTCTCTGTCCAGATGTTCCATCTGAGTTTGATACGTGGTATGACCACATAAACTTATTTTTATCAAATGGTACAAGTGCACACCCATTGGTTGTATCTCCATACTGACCAGTAAAGTAATTTCTTGGATCTCTGGTGTCAATAAAGAATACGTTCATTCCGCAACCATAGTAGTAGTACACATTAAATGCTGCTACCCAGTAATTGTCCCAGGTAATCATGTGTCTTGCGCCGTACTTGTTACCCTGCTCAATACCATAAGATGTTGTATTTGAAATTGTATTAAATGATGTATTTAATGTTTGTGAAGATGGGTTGTATGTGGCATAGTGTGTAATATTAGAAGGCACAAATCTTTGCATTCCAATAATTCCATTATCTCCTACAACAATACGCATGCGGTATCTTGACTCGTTATAGTTTTGAGAAGCGCTTGCTTGCCATTGGAAATCATAGAAGTTGTATGAGGCAACTCCACCTATAGTAATACCAGCTTTAGCTTCTGATAAAAATCTATGAAGCATTCCAGCTTTATAGTTTGATTGGTTAATTGATCTATTTGTACCAGTATTTATCCATCTATGTAGGCGGTAGTTATTAGATCCGTCTTTAGCTTCGATAACAACTAATGTTCCTGTTCTTTCATTATAAGAGTTCATTCCGTAGTTTGTTCCGCCAAACCATGTTGCATAGGTTGTTGAGTTTAAATCTAAACCTTCAAGCCATCCATTCTGGATTCCTCTCGGATACACACGCATTGTGCTGTTGCTTGTAAATAAAGATATCTTTTGTCTTTTTCCAGTATTTCCAACAATTACACCCCAGAAAGGCATGAATGAATCTTGTCCGTCTGGATTACTTGCTACATAATTATTATAGCCTTCATTTAACTTAAAGTACCAGTGAGTATCTGCTTGATAAAATGATGTTGATCCCATCCAATATGACGTCCAGCCGTTTCCACCAATGTTACCATTTGTATAATTGTTTCCAGTCCAAGTTGACCACATTTCAGCATTTGTATCTGGCTTGCAATTATACACTTCACGCATATCGCTATTGTAAATAGATGCTCTAGGATCATTATTAAAGTTTGAAAATGTAGCAAAGTATGGCAATGGCTCTTTATTTGGCAAAGCATCTATATCTGCGGTTAAAATTGCTAGTGCCGCATTAATATCGGTTAGAGATCCAGCATTTTGTAAGTTAGTTTGAATAGCAGCAACAGTTGCATTAGAGGCTAGAGTTGTTGTAAAGCTATCTGCAATAAGCTTATCAATACCTGGAATGATTAGCTGTATCGTGCTATTTGCTACTGCCATTTAAATTTCTCCTAAATTTCTATTATTAGATATTTGTTACTTTTACGCCAGAGATGAACAAGCTTACTGCGCTTGCTACTGATGCTGATACTGAGATTGCATCTCCTGCGTTTAATACTTGCTTAAAATCAAGCACTGTGATTTGACGTGGAGCCAAATCTAGGTTCTTGAAGAATTCTGTTCCTGCAAAACTCAGTGTGCACTGGTTTGCAACGTTTGTTAAGTTAGCAACTGTAACTGATGTAATAACATCTGTTTCACCTGCTGGGCATGTCCAAATCTGTGTTGATGTGTTTGGTACTACGCCGCTGTATAGTCTTGCTGGTAAGCTAATTGTAGCCATTTTATATTACTCCCATGTTTGCGTATAAAGTATAATTGCTAATTGCTGCTGCGACGAGTGCGATCTGTGTTGTACCAGATGTGTTTACTGCTGCAATCTGTGTTGCTCCAGCGGCAGTAACAAGGTTGACCTGACCTGCTGCAGCGCTTTGAACGCTTAGAATAGAGCTATTTGTTACTCCAAGAATATCATTGACTCCTAGCAAGTTTCCTAGTGTCTCTAAAGCCTTAGCTAAGAATACTAGGTCCTGGGCATCAAGAGTTGAGCTTGTTAAAGCATCAATCTTATTTTTGGCCAGTGTTACTTGGGTGCCAAGTGTTGAATAGTCAGTCATTTTTTACTACCACCTCTTTGTCTTAATTATAGCATGTCCGTTATTATTACGGTTGTACTGGAAATGCTGCCTCTAAATCGTTTTCTACAACTGATGGAAAGTCACGTAGGGCCTGTCTATAGGTTTCCCACTCTGCCTTTTTTACATCAGATAATGGAGATGTAGATAGCTGTGTCCAATCTGACTCCATTAAAGCTCTATCTCTTCTAACTCTTGCATCCATAATGACCCAAGCTTTTCTTAGTCCAGATCTATAATCTTCTAATTGCTTTTTTGTCATTGGAACTGGAGCACCATTTGACAGCTTATAGAACTTATTTTCTATATCTTCTCCAACTGGATGCCAATCTGTTCCAGGAGACTCTTCTGATAGTCTTGATTCCTCTTGAATTCCATCTTCATTAAATTTAATGTAATACATTATCTATCTCCGTAAATTGTAGCGCATCTGTTCCAAAGTCTATGAGATGTGTATCCGTTGAATGTCGTGTCATCTAGGTCTGCATAGTTATGTGCAGTCATAGTCATTCTCATATCTGGCTGTACCCAATAGTCTGAGAATGTAACGTTTAAATCATAAAGCTTATTTACTTCTAAAGCCTTACCGCCATAACCACCCTGCCACCATAAGTATGTAGATGTCTGGCAAAAGAATGCTGTCTTCTGAGCTGGAATTGTCATTGTTCCAGTCCATGTATAGTTAGAGTTTCCACCAGAACGGTTAGCCATTGTTGTCCATGTCATTCCATTGGCTGTTGAATAAGCTGTTCCAGATGAATTAGTTGGAATTCCATAATACATTGCAGAACCCTCATATCCTTGTGCCCAATAATTTGCATACCAGCCTGAAAGGGTTATAGTTTTTGATAGTGTTGGGTGAAAGTTTCTAATAAACATGGATCTCATTGAAAATCCTTGATATGAAGAATCTTCCATATGGTTATGTACTTGACCTCCACCTACTACGTTTCCTTTTGCATACTGAAGAACGTTATGAGCTCTATTATTTACTGATGAGTAAGAAGTTGTATTTTGTCTATTGTGTCGGCCAAGTGCCATGTGAAAGTTTCTTTCATGGTCTGTAGTAGAGTTCATATAGTTATAATATGCTCCCCAACCATCACCAGTATTCCATGCTCCTGACCAAATTGGGGTTCTATCATTAATAGTATAAATTGTTGGAATATGGTACGGGAATCTTGTTCCATCAGTTACTTCTCTAAATTCATTGTCGAGCATTGACTTAACGCCAAGTGACGCTGGTGTAATTCCTAGAGATGATCCAGTAACACCAATAGTTGCTAGGTCTGCTGCTTTAAGCCCTGACCCTAAAGTAAGAACGGAATTTAAATCTGGCATTAGATGATCCTCCAGCCGTATGTTGTATTTGAGTATAGCAATTTAATTCTTTTTCCATTAACGTTAAACACAAGATTTTCTGCAGCACCCTGAATTTTTTCTCCAGATCTATTTACTGTAAAGTTTGTTGTAGCTGCTGTTCCTGCAATATCAATAATTTCAACTACATCTCCAATTGATGGTCCAGGTGGCAACGTAATAACTTGTGTAGCAACTGGCACTACCATTAATCTATCTTTGCTAAATGCTTGATAGGAGGTTCCTGTAATAATTTGCCATGGATTAAATGATGCTGCTGCTGCCTGAGCAGATGCTGTAGCAATTGCTGAAGACTGTGAATTAATTTGGCTTTCAAGAGATGCTGTTCTTGGTTGAATATTATTATATGATGCTTGAAGATTAGTATATTGTGTTTGCAAATTTGAAACTGCTGTTCCATTTGCAGTTCCGCTTACCACTGCTATTGCAGCAACTGCTGCAGCGTTTACATCATCAATAGCTGCCGCTGTAGCGCCAACAATATCCTTTACACCTAAAAGTTCTCCAAGGATTGTCAGAGATTCAGCAACATACATAATGCTCTCTGCTGTAAGAGTCTGAGATGTTAATCCATCAATCTTAGATTTTAAGACTGCGATTTCATCATTGAGTGTGCTATAGTCTGGCACTTTTTCTCCCTTTTACGCCTGAGCTTCAGTCCATGAAAGACGAGCTGAAATATCTGAAGATGTTAAACCTAAGTTAGTTGCCACAATTGTTAGGATATCTGGACCATTTGGGAATCCTGGAGCAGTAGAGTTACCATTTCCAGAAAGAATAGATGTTCCAAGATCTCTAACCTTACCGAGATCAAATGTGGTTGTATTATATTCTGTTGCTGTACCAGATACGTAGAAAGCAAACGCCTGATCTCCGCCTTGAACAGTTGATAGTGGAGTAGTGATAGTAGTTCCGATGTCACCTGTTCCATCATGGTAAATTACCTGAGCTAGTGATCCACCTGGCACTCTCTTTAACTCCCAGTCTGAAGGAATATTAACTCCTGTTGGAAACTTTGCTACGTTGTATAGGCCCTGGATAAGGAACGTTCCTTGGGCCAAGATTCCTAGTGAAGAAAGTTGAAGCTGCATGGTATTAATAAGTTCACGAATACCATAGTTTCTACCAATTCCATTATCTGCAGAAGGGGCAATTCTAATTGAAATCAGAGGCCTTGGAACGGCTGCTGAACCAAATGACTGCTGTACGCTTCCATTTGGAGTAACAATAGATGCTGGAATTGTTGTAGAGTTAGGAATTGTATACTGAATTGTGTTTGATGTAACTGCAGATACAGTATATGTTCCATTAAATGTTGTGTTTTCGGTTGCTAGCGCTGTAGCTCCCTGAACTTGTCCAAAGTATCCATAAGCGCCAGCAAATGTTATTGTAAAAGTATTAGCTGTTGGAACTGCTGTAATGCTTCTTACACCATTTGCAACGTTTAATACTGCATTTGTTACTACTGTGCCAGTAGAAGATTTATTTGATAGAAGTACGTTTGCTATAGTTACATTGTATCCTGCTACGAAATTGTGTGCACCAGAAGTAGTAAATGTAAGTTGTGTAGCTGAGTCTCTTGTAACATTTGTAATAACTGCTCTTGTGTTAACGTCAGAGACAGATACTGGATATCCTGCTTGAAGTCCATGATTTGCGGCTGTTGTCAATGTTACTGTTCCAGCATTTGATGCTTTAGTTGTAACCTTTGCTGTTACTGTACCAGAACCTGCAATATTCATAAATCTCTGCATACCAGCAGTAAATATAAAGTTCTTATCATCATCAAATCTTCCATCCATAATTACCGATGATCCCCAGTGTGAAATAACTGGAGCACATGTATTAGTAATAGTTTGGATTGATACTTGAGATGTTCCAGAGCCATTTGTGATTGTTGAGTCTGGAGTAAATGTAATTTGATTTTGAGTTCCACTCAAGGCCCATGGAGTTCCACCAAAGAATGATGTCATAGGCTGTCTACGATTAATATTTACAGCATATCCTTGAGCTGTTTGATTATAAACAGGGTTTGTAATTGTATATGAGCAGAGTTCTACGGCTGAAGAATCTTTAATAATTAGCCATCCCTCTGTTGGCCAGAACTTAATGCTATCTACATACATAAGAATTTCTGATGCCGCTAATGCTGAACCTACAATTCCGTTTCCTCCAGCCTTTAATTTAGTATTAAAGAATGGGGAGTTAATTGCTTCATAACGAGCTGGAAGGTTACCAGAGCGCATATATGCTTCTGTATTTGTATTATTATTAGGCATTCTGTGGCAATATGTAATATTACCTTCAGTAGTTCTAAATCCAAATCTAATAAATCCTGCTCCATACCAAGTGTAGTCAATATAGGCCATCTGCATCTGAGTTGTATCAAGTGTGTATCCTGAAGGACCTGTTCCGTCCATTCTATCCATGCTCCACTCTGTTTGAGGGACACGAATTTCTTGGGTTATAAGATATCTTGATGTTGCGTTTGTTGCACCCTTGTATGCTGGAGTAACTACTAGCCTTGTATCACTAGATATTTCTGCAACAGTATAGTTGGCACCTTTAATAACAATTTGCTCTCCGACCAACAGCTGCTTTCTAAATCTTGTTCCAGTTCCTGTAATAACATTTGAGTTTTGTGTTACAGATAGTCTTCCAAATAGTTCTTTCTTTGTAAATCTTCTTACTGTATATAGATAAGTTCCATCATACTCAAAGAAGAATCCGTTCTGGTCGTTATAAAGACCACAACGTGTTGCTGCTCCGTCCCACTCATAAACAGTAGCCTTTACGTCAATACCGCCTGGGAACTGATCTGTTGCTTGAAGTCCTTGTGTTAATACCATATTATATTGGAATGAGTTAGTTCCAAGAATATTAGTAACTACAAATTTTCCATTCCATGGGTTGTATGAACCAGCTGTTACAACACCCTCAATCTTAATTTTAGCTCCTGGCTGCAAACCGTGGTCTTGGATTGTTTGTACTGTAACTGTTTGGCTTCCTGGAAGAACACCAGCAACAGTAATACCATCAATATCAAAGGTAGGTGTAAACTTTACACCAGTAGAGAACTGCATTGCCTTACCTGACTGGTATCTAAAATATCTACGTGTTTGGCGAATTACTCTAACTCCACAAACGTTATCTGTTGTAGAAAGAATAACTCCGCCATCAAATGGGCGGTGCTGTACGTAGCCATTTGGTTTAGCATAAAGCCCTACACCAGAGGTAACCATTGAAGAGTTTGTTACAGCTGATGTCATCTTAAATTTAAATTGATTTGGAGTAGATACGTTAAATATTCTCCATGTACCAGAAATTGGGCAAGCGGCGTTCTGGTTTCCAATAAGAATTGGTGTTCCTGGAAGTAATCCGTGAGGGTTGCTCGTTGTTACTGTAATAGTAGACTCTGTTGCTTCATCAGAGTATGCTGACCATCCATTTAGACCAGATGCTGCATTTCCTCCTGGAATATGAGCATTGTCATAGATTCCTCCACCTGTTACTGCAGTAAGTGTTCCATCTCTTAAGTTTCCGCTTACTACGCCAGAAGCTCTAAATGTAAATGTGAATCCATCAGCAGACACTGATTGAATGGGATATGTTCCTTCTGATAGAGGATTAAGTGAGTCTTGAACAGAGATTACATCTCCTGCAGCTAAATCTGTAGCTGGAGAAACAACGTTAACTGTGACTAATGATCTTGGTGATGCTCCATCTCCAACCATAGATGCAAGGTCAAATGAGTTTCCTCCAGTTGCTCTTGAGAAGAATGATGGATAATTTGCTGTAAGAACTAAAGCTTCCCACTTAGACCCCTGAACACCATACTCAAAGTCTGTATCAATAAGTGATTGTGGTGGTGCCACACGAAGTTTATTTACCGCATCTAATAGTGGCTCTGTAAATGTTACTGTTTCTGCAACTTCATCTACAATAATTGCTAACTTGTCATTAGCATTCATTCCGCTACAATTATACTTTAAAACAATTGTAGTTTTTGGGTCGTATCCAATTTCATTGTCTACTGTAAAGCTATAAGCATTAATAGTTGGATCTGAAAAATTATAAATTACTGTGCCAGAAGTGGTGTTTGTAATAAGCATTAAGCGATCACGAAGGATAATTCTAGGGACAACAATAGTATTTGTTGCTGGGTTAAATGTATAGTATGTTTCTTCTATTTGTCTTCTTGCCATTTTTTCTCCCTAAAATAAATAACTTGATGCTGCGAATCTACTGTTAAGCTGTGTTTGTGTAACGGTACTTGTATATTTTGGATAATACAAGCCAAGATTTAGCATAGCATCAACTCTAGCCACTGTAGTCTCCTCTAGTATAGCATTTGCTAGTTCATTACCAGAAGGACCTACCGCTCCAGTATCACCCTTAATACCTTGAAGACCTTGTGGGCCTCTAATGTTACCCTGCAATGTCCAAGTTGTAGTTCCAGCATTATATTGGAACCAGTCTCCAGTTGTTGTATTTAAATAATTATCCAAGCCAAGTGGTGAGGCTGGATTTAAGCCAGTTGGATTTGCTATTCCAGTATAGTTATAGGAACCTCTCTGTCCTGCCGTTCCTTGAGGTCCTGCGGCTCCTGGAGTACCTGCTGGACCAGCTGTGCCAGCTGGAAGACTAAAATTTAAAACTGCTGCTGCTGATGTTCCGCTGTTTACAACAGTTGGTGTTGATCCTGAAGGTAATGTTGTTACTGTACCAACAGAAATAGTTGCTGCAGCACCAGGAAGTCCTTGAGGACCTTGTGCTCCAGGACGTGATCCTGCGACTACAACCCAAGCTGAGCCGTTCCAACGTTTTAATGACATGTTTGATACCTCGCCTTAATTATACTATAATTAGTTATCAAAAGCCCATCCAGACTAATGCTTCCGAATCATAGTTTGGATAAAATTTCTTCCAGCCTTGACTTGTTCCAATATATAAAGATTGATTTGAAGTAACATAAGCTAAAACACCTAAAGATGCTGATGCTAAAGGCAGGTCTGATACGTTTGTATAAGATATTGAACCTTCTTCTGATGTTAAGTCTAACCAAAATTCTGTTTCTGATGGAGAGGGAGCAGTAGTTGAAGACAATATTGATTGTCCTGAAGTATCATCTAAATCTATCCAAAGCTCTCCTGTATAAGATGGAGTTGCTGGCTCATTTGCACTATAAATTAATTCTGTGATTGGCTCATCTGTGTCAATCCAAAGTGTATCTGTTCCATAATTTGTTGGAGCTTCTGGACCCGCATAAATAAATTCTGTTTCTCCAGCGTCATCATCAATATCAATCCATAAGTCACCAGTATTTGTGGCACCGCTTGGAGGAGCAATTAATCCAACAAAGAATGTGCTTGGTGGAACTGTAAGGTCTGTAGCAGTTAAGCTAAGGCCACCGCCACCACCTGAACCCTGAACATCTTGCCAAAGCTCACCGTCAAATATTTTAAGTTTTTCTAATGTTAAGTTATAGTAAATTTGTCCAGCAACTGGTGAAGTTGGTGCTGCACCTAATCCAATAATTACACCATTATTAAATGTATTATTTGCTGTCCACGTATTTGTTGTAGACTTAGATAAATCTGGATTTAGAAATACCCACTGTGATGTTAAAGCATTCCATATTTTTAATGCTCCAGTTACACCAGCCCTTGCCTCATCTGTATCAAACCATATTTGACCATCAATTGGGCTAACAGGAGCCATAACAGACATGTATGCTTTTGATGGAGGAATAACTGCCTCAAGCATCATCTTATTAGATACGTCATCATAAGTTGCTGTAATATTAGAGTTTGTACCATGAGTAAATAGTGGGGCTAAATAATCTTGAACCTGCTCTTGAGTAAGCTGTGGAAATCCTGTAAATATTACTTTATTATTAGCGTCATCGTATGTTACAGTTATATTTTGATGATCTGTATGAGTAAGCATTGCTGCAACGTCATCTTGAGCTGTTTCTCTTTCAACATTGATAATGCGCCATGCTTCTCCGTTCCATTTGTAACCATTATATTCTTGGTTTACGGTTGGATTTGCTGGGAAAAATGTTGCCATATTAAATGCCCTCCACTAAACATACTTTACCTTCATAGCAGCAGTGATCTGCTCCATTTAAAGTTTCAATTGCAGCAGTATAGACTCCAGACAAGAAATCCTCACGGCCAGTTGCCCAAACTACATCGGAGATATATACTGTTTTATCCTCAGATATATTCTTAATAGTAAGATTTAAGAATGGAGCATTATCGCTATCTTCTGCTTTCCATTGAAAATTACCTACTGTTTCCATTATCATATTGCTGCAATATCCTTAATTGTAATAATACCATTCATAGCTACGTGTATAGAACATTGATATTTATAGTTACCAGTTGTATTAAATGGTATTCTCCAGTAAAGTGTACCGTCTGTCTTTCCTTGTGCATTTCCGCCAATACTTTCTGTTCCATCTGGAGCAACATGTACAAGACCAGTATTATAGTTAGCTCCGCCAGATGTTTGAATTAAAAATGGATGTCCTGGAACATTTAAGCTAAATGCAATTGTTGTTCCAGAAATAGCATATACTGCTGGATTTACAGTATTGTTATATTGATCTCCAAATCTATACCCTGATGTTCCAAATGCTGTTACATCTAATCTTGTTATTGCTTGATATGTAACTTTATCTGCTGTTATGTAAATATCAGCTAAGTCTGCAAATGCTGGTGTTATTACTACTGTTCCTCCTGCAGGAAGAGCAACCCATTCTGTTCCATCATATGTAAGAACATCATCAATTTCTGGTGCTTGAGAAAGATTAACATTTGTAATATCTGCAAGTGTTATCTGTGGTGTAGATGAGTTTTGATTTACTGGTACCCAGTTTGTTCCATCCCACCCCAAAACTTGATTTACTAATGGTGCTACAGTTCCAGTATCAACATCTGTTAGAGCATTAATGTTATATGACAAAGATGTTGTATCATTAAACTTTGCAAGTTTTACCCATGTAGATCCAGTCGAATAATAAATATATCCGTCCGCTTGAACATATAAAACTTTTCCAGTATTTGTTGCAGATGCTGGAAGTGAGCCAACATTCGCATATGAAGTTTTTGCTATGTTTGCATATGTAAATGCTGTAGTAGCTAACTTAGAGTTTATTTGAGTTTGAATAGATGAAGTAACTCCATCAAGATATCCTATCTCTATTGAATCTACTGCTCCTATTGATGTTGTACCTGGTAATGATACCGTTCCAGTAAATGTCGGAGATACCGATGGTGCTTTTGTATTTATTTGAGTTTGTATTGAGGATGTTACTCCGTCTACATATCCTAATTCTGTGGAAGTTATAGTGCCAATTGATGTTGTTGATGGAAGTGTTACTGTTCCAGTAAATGTTGGGGAAGCAGATTTAGCATATCCTTGACCAACTACATATGCAGTTGTTGCAATCTGTGTTGTATTATTATCAACTGCTGCTGTCGTCGATGTTGGAGTTCCAGTTAATGCTGGAGATGAAAGAGGCGCTTTAGCATTTAATTGTGTTTGCACATTACTAGTAACACCATTTAAATAATTAATTGTATCTGGCAAATCATTTATTCCGCTTGCAGTAAATCCAGTTCCACCTGACACTTCAATCCAATATGATCCATCATAAACATATAGCACTCCAGTTTGATGGTCAAACCAGCTATCTCCATTTAACGGATTTGCTGGAGCTGATACGCTAACTTTGATTGGTTCATCAACATTAAGAATAACCTTGTTTGTCTCATCGTTATAGGTTGCTGTAATTTTATTATGGTCAGAGTGATTTAATAATGCGGCGGAAGCGTCTTGAGCTGATTCTACAAATTCAGTTATAAGAGTTGGTGTAACACTGAAATTAAGTTTTCCTGTTGGGTCATCATATGTAACCTCAATTCCGCCTTCTGTATTTGTTGACACCATTCCGCCGACAACATCTTGAATTCTTTCATCTGTATCTGCAAGTGCAAGGTACGTAGATGCGGCTGTTGTTGAATTTAATTTTGTACCTAATGCTGTAGTTATTGTTGCTGCGTATGAAGCATCATCATTAATTGCTGCTGCCAATTCATTTAGAGTGTCTAATGCGGCAGGAGCTCCATCTAAAAGATTAGATATTGCTGTAGTTACATAAGTTTGTGTTGCTATTACTGACGTATCAACACCTAGTGTAATTGATGATGAAAAATTATATAGGGTCCACGATGCATTTGTTGCTCCGCCTGGCTCTGGAGGATATCCTGGATTTCCTGGATTTCCAGATCTTATAAAGTATGATCCAACTATTCCATATGGACTTCCTGCTGGAATGCTAACAACATCATCTATTGCATAATATGCACCGTTATCATAGTCTCCACGATAATTTGGCGGGGTAGAAGTATATGTCTTTGTTATACCAGTTCCAGCATTTATGTTTATATTTTTCCATAACCCTGAAGCTGAATCGTATACAAGTGCTTGGCTGTTGGATGGAGTCTTGATTAATATATTGTGCAGCTCTTCAAGTTCAAACCCATTTTGTATCTTAACAAAAATAGAACCATTATTAGCGTTTTCTCCACGTACAACTATTCCAAGAAATACTAGGTGCTGTGGTGCTTTTGGCTTATTAGCAAGACCAAATATTAGACTACCGCTTGCTCCTAACCATACTGGATCTCCGTCAGCTCCGCCAACTGTATTAATATCAGAAAGAAGACCTTCAGTAATTATTTGACCTTCGCCATTATTAGAAATAGACTCTGCGGTAAATCCAAATGTTTTGCTTGATTGTGATTCTGCTACGTTTGAAGCCAATCCAACTTTAATCTTACCTGATGCGCCTACTGCTCCAGTTACATATACTGGCTTTCCTTTTGCTAAGGCGCTACCTGTTTCATTTTTTGCCGTTTGATAAATTGTTCTTGCAACATCTGGAGCGGCTACTGATAGTCTAACTTCATTTAAAACGTCATCATAGGTAGCTATAAGGTTTGTATGGTTTGTATGTCCTAAAAGGGCTCCTGCGGCATCCTGAGCAGTCTCATAGCTAATTGCATAGGACTCAAGGGTTCTAATCTTATAATCATGGGATGTAGCATCGGCGGAGTTATTTACTCCAACTTTAGTTTCAAGGGCTTCTATTGCGTCATTTGCATTAGCATGCTGGGCGGCATGTGAGACTAGTTCTGGTGAATCCGTAGGTTGTGGATTAATCAGAGTGTCTTTTGAGGTTGGGAATGACGTAGCCATACTTTAATTATACCTTAAATAAAGCATAAATCGCTACTCTTCTTTTGTGTTTAGATCTTCTTCTAGGTCAACTTGGCCCCAATGACCTAATGGGCACTCTGCATTTGGCAGCTTAACTTTTAAATTCATAATACATCCGCACTCCAAGCATTGATGTGTAGACTTAACATATCTTGGACAAGCCTTACATATATCAAATCTTTCTGCCGCTGTCTCTACAGAGACTCTACCTATCTTTTTGTTAAATAAGTCCCACGGTCTAGCTGGAACATTTTTCCATTTAGGAATATCGTTATTGTCCATCTTTTAACCCTGCCCTCTTCTGATGATTTCTATAAGATGTGTCATTTACATGCTTACCCTTAAAGTATCTTCTTCCTGAACCATTAATTTTATCATAGTCCTGGTTATTTCTTTCCCAACCAAGCTTGTGCATAGATTCTAGCTCGTTTTTTATTACCTCATCGCCAAAAAGCTTAAATGCATCCTTCAGCTCAAAGCTATCTACATAAAATCTTGGTATAGGAATAAAAGCCGCAAGCCAGTCACCCTTTTTAATATTTATAACTTTATTTGGCTCAGTTACCTTTATATTAAAAGTAAAATTCCTTCTAAGGTTATCTGCCTCAACTACAGCAGACATTGTGTGCAAGCCTGGTATAAAGTAATTTGGAGGCTGCATAATCATTAGATTTGTATCTCTTGGTGTTCTTACTATAAATTTATTTTCTAAGCTAATTATCCCATTTGCAAAGTCTCCTATGATAGGCTGAATTGACTCATGATTTTGCCAACCATCTGACTTTATTTGTGGAGAGCTTTCTGGTTTACCGTCCCAGACTATTTCCATATCCCAATTTGATTTTACAACAAATCCATACTGATTTGCTATTGTTAGTGGCAGACAAAAGGAAAATGCAGTTACGGCAAACCAGTCTCTGTTAGGGTGCCCAATTAAACTTTCTATTACATCTGACAAATTATGTCTAGTATCTTTAGTTGCATAAAAAGCTAAAGTATTTTCTGGAACTAAAAAATTATCATCATTTATATAGTCTTTTTTTACTTCATCCTCAAAGGAGACTTTTGGGATCTTTTTATCTTTAAATATATCCCATGGAGTCTTATTGTTTTTCACTGATAACGCTTTCTTTTCCAAAACTGTCTCTTATACTTTGCCATTGGCGGCTGAAACCAATTCCAAAAACCTTCGTATTCATAAGACTCTTGTTGTTCTGGAAATTTAAGATCCCAATCATCTCTTTTAAATGGTATTGCTTGAATAATTGGTGTACCTGCTGGAATAAGCCCAGAGAATCCTTTTTTCATAAAAAATGGAAACTGTACTGAAAGTGGAAAATCATCTGTATCTACAATTCCAGATATAGATTGAAAAGGAAGATCTGTTCTGTTTAATGGGTGCAAGAACATTGTGCTGTATCCTTTTGGTGTTTGCCACATAAACTTATTAATCCATTTATACGGCATTGGGTGTAAATTGCTATCAAGGTCCATATTTTCAATTTGAAATGATGGGTGGTGAGTTACAATATCAGACACGCCATTATCAATAAATCTATTATATTCTTCGTCATATATGACATCGGCAGAAGTCTTAAACATATACCCTGTTGTAAGCGTATCTAAAAAGGGGATACATCTTTTTATTGTCATATCATGCTGCTCTTCATTTACCGCTTCAATTTTTTTAAACCAAGCTGGTATTTCTTTTGAAGCTGGGGAAGGTTTTTCCCAGTCTACTCTAATATCTTCAGATAGAGCTTTGATCTTCTTTGTCATTGGGTTGAATTGCATTTGGATTTGTGAACTCTCCTGTTTCTTCGTTGTATTCCCAGTTTAATTGTGGTCTTGTTTCATTATCCGTAATATCTACTATTACTGGATTGCTCATTAACATTGCCCAAAGTCTTTCTTCCGTTCTAATAATGTCTTGTACCTCATTATCTAAAACTATAGCAATTGAGTATATCTTTTTAGGCTCATGATAATCCTTTGGCTGTTTAAAATTATCTGTTTTTGGATTTATCTTTTCAATCTTATTTTTTCTCTTAAATATCATTCATAAACCTTTCTTACCCAAAATGCTTTTTTATATGATCCATCTGGCTCTCTTAATTTAGATATTTGATTCTTATATATACTATCTAATACAGAGTCATCAACCCAAGACTTCCATTTATCTCTTTTAAAAGGAAATATCTGAGCTATTGGTGTTCCTTCTGGAATTACACCCTGAAAATCCTCTTTTATAAAAAATGGTATGTTGCCGTTACCTTGAAATTTATCTGAATCAATTGTTCCAGATACTGTAGTGAATGGTAAATCAAATCTATTAAATGGATGAGTTACTATAACACTATATCCTTTTGGGGTTTTCCACGACCATTGTGATGACCATACAAATCCATTTGGAAGATGTCCAGCTGGTCTTGGAATTGTAGCCCCAAGGTCTGGTGGTCTTTCTTCAATAAAGGTTGGCCATCCAGCTTCTTTTGGAGCATTCCATTTTAAATTAGTTGTGCCATCTTCATTTTTAGAAACGAATATATCAAATGGTAAATTTATTGTATATCCAGATTTCATTATTTCCATAAATGGAACACATGCTTTGATTCCTGGAGTGCCAGACGATATTACAGTTTCCCCATCTTTCCACCATTGTGGTATTTTTGACACAGATGGAGGCATAAGGTTTTTCCTTCCGCCGAACGGAATAAACTTTATTATTTTCAATTACTTCTCTATTCTATTAGGATGGCTGAACAAATGCGGCTTCGGCCTCAGTCATTCCGACTTCAGCCTCATACTTGCATCTTATAATTTTTGGATTCTCTAATAAAAGAGATGCTGTTGATGTATTTGTAGACATAACTTGCTGGACTATACCATCTAAAATTAATGCAAAGTTTACCGTTGGTGCGGGATCTCCTGGCGACACTCTTTCCCAGGCTGGAATGTTATTTGTCATAATGTACTCCTCACGATATTGTAATTTCTCCAAGGGAATTGTTTTCGTTATAGCTGCTTGGAGAAACAACTATTCCGTAGTTAGCTACAATATTAACACCTGTTGCGTTATATATCAAGTCGCTTCCAATTTGGGTCACCATGGCTGTATCTGAGTAAGCTTTAGCGGTTATTGTAGCCGTAGTCCCACCTCTAGTGGCATTTGATATTTGAATTTTTAGACCTTTCATTTGAACGTAGCTTGTTACTGCATCTAGTGTAAAAGTATATACGGCTGTTGCCACATTTGATGTAAATTTAATTAATCTCAAATATCTTGGATATGTAGTTGCATAAGAGCTACAAGATCCTCCAGTTCCAGCACAGTTTCCTCCTGCGCCACATGGATTATATGGGTTTACTCCAGCACATGGGTTATATGGATTTACAGATCCACAAGGGTTATATGGATTTGCTGAACCACAAGGATTTACTGGGTTAAATTGTTCTACAAACATAGTATATCCACATGGATCATAGCTATTAACATTTACGCATGGGTTATATGGGTTTGTATATCCGCAGGGGTTATACGGATTTATACTTCCGCAGTAGTAGTATGGATTTATGTTTACGCATGGGTTATACGGATTTCTGCTTACGCATGGGTTATATGGGTTACGGCTAGAGCATGGATTATAAGCATTATAGGCATTACAGCACCAATAGCTTGCAGCAAATGGAATTCCGCACCAACCCTGTGTTCTGCAATTTCCACCGCTAGCAATGCAATTTCCACCACCAGTATTGCAATTTCCACCACTAGTATTGCAATTAAACCCACCCTGATTACAGTTTCCACCAGTTGCCACACAGTTTGCATATTCTGTATTACAACTTGGATTTGTTGCTACACATTGTTGTTGCCATCCAGCAGAATTTCCACCAGTTGCAACGCAGTTGCCTCCAGTACCTGAACAACCGCCACTTCCATAACAGTTTCCTCCAGTTCCTTCGCAACCATTTGTTGCACCACAAGGATTATATGGGTTTACTGATAAACATGCACCAGATCCTGGACTTAATGTTTGTGATGAAACTAGTCCATACCAGTTGCCTTCATCTGTTACCCACAGTGCAGCACCTGATCCAATTCCTGGGTTTTTAATAGAAATAGTTACATTTGGATCTTTCATTGGAACTGAAGCCATTGGATAAAGGGATGAGCTATATGCTGTACTTGCGGTAGCAGATTGAGCTACCCACTCTCCTCTTCTAAACTTCCATCCGCCCTTAAAATAATTATTAAAGCTATCTTGAAAAAAAACAAAAGCTTTTAATCTTGAAGATACTATATTTCTTTTTTTTCTTGATAGTCCCATTATAGATCAGAGTCTCCAGATACTAGCCAACTATTTTGGCTTCTTTTTTCAAGAATAAGTGTGCTCCACTGTACTCTAGTTTTAAATTGATTGTCTGGTGCATTTAGAGTTACACCAGATTGCCCAACTACAGTAATTTTCCCAGTTCCAGCCTGCATGATTTCACAGCTAGACCCAACTGGCCAAGGATCATTTAAATTTGTAGGAATAGTAACAGTTATTGGTGTTGAAGCATCAAACTCAAGTCTATTGTATCTGTCTGTTTGATTGTTAATTGTATATGCAGTATCAGACTTTAAAGATGGAATAGTTGCTTTATCAACTTTAGCTGCAAGTCCGTCTGTTAATGATGTTTGAAGCTGTCCAAGCAAAAGTGATGCTGCAGATGATACTGGCTTATCTAGATCTGAAGTATTATCAACATTTCCTAAACCAACCATTGTTTTTGTAATGCCAGTTACTGTCCCAGTAAAAGTTGGACTTAATAATGGAGCCTTAAGATCTATTTGTGTTTGAATGGCACTAGTAACATTATTTAAATATGATATTTCTGTACTTGAAACATCTCCTATAGAAGTTGTTCCTGGTAGAGATACTGTTCCGCTAAAAGTTGGTGATGCTAATGGAGCTTTTAACCCTAAAGCAGTAGATATTGTAGTTGCATAATTTGAATCAGCACCTAGTGCATCTGATAATTCTTTTAAAGTATTAAGGGCTTCAGGTGCAGAATTTACAAGACTAGATATAGCTGTTTGAACAAACTCTGTAGTTGCAATCTGTGTTGTATTTACTGAAGATAAGGCGGTTGGAGCGGTTGGAATTCCAGTTAAAGAAGGGCTTGCTAATGGTGCTTTAAGTGCTAGTGCTGATGCAGTAGCAGTAGAAATTGGTTTATTTGCATCAGATGTATTATCTACATTTGTAAGAGTAGAAGCAATTGTAATTGTATTTGCAGCATCATCGTATGTTTTTGTAAGATGTAGGCCTACTACTAATGCACTATTTATTGCATCTTGAGATAGCTCAGCAAGTTCAGAAGGAAGTACATTTATAAAAGGAAGATTCGGCCAAGTGTATAAACCGTTACCAACTTTTAGCTTATTTAATGTTGTATCTAACCCTAATTCAGCAGGAGCTAAAACTAAAGTAGATGTAGCCCATTGAGCAGATGTTCCTCTTCGTAATCTTATAACTGATGACATTATGCGTCTCCGCCGTCAATAAATCCTGGGTTTGGAATTTGAATATTTTCTACAGAGTAAATTTCTCCGTCATAAGTATGTACGTGATCTAAAATACCACTAAGAGCTCCACCAGTTGGTTGCCATGAAACTCCATCAAAAAATCTTAATTCTTTTACAGCGCTATTATAATAAATATCGCCTATACGTCCATTCGTTGGGTCTGCAGATAATTCTACTGCGTGAAGTGGTACTAGTCTTTTTACAGATGACATCTACCCACTCCTTATCCAGTGATTACGACTCTGTAAGCTCCAGCTGTTGGTGCGGTAGCAAATTGTAGTTTAACTTGTGTTGGAGAAAAATGCTCTACTCCAACTTCTACTTGCTCTTTAGAACCGCCTGTTTCAAATACTTGAACTACAACATCCTCTGAACCTAACATGTGTGAAATAGTATAAGTTGCAAGTGACGTTGAAAGTGTTTCTGCATACTTTCTAACAATGTGATGATAAGCAGATCCGTCATTTGTAAGTGTCCACTTGTCATCAGTTTCATTCCATAAAATTTCAACATCTGCGGCATCTCCACGCTCTACACGAATTCCAGCATCTGTTGTGGGGACACCAGTAAAGTTTGTGTTAAGGTTAATCTTATTATCTTCGATATTAACCTGTGTTGTATTAACAGAATTTACTGTTCCAACAACATTAAGATTTCCGCCAACCTTTAAATTGCCAACAACTTCTACGTTATCTGGCAAACCTACTGTTACTGATGCTGACTCAGACCCTGAACCAGTTACTGTAATTTGATTTGTTGTGCCAGAAATTCCAGCTACATAATTTCCAGTTGTATCTGTTCCAAGCGCAACAGAGTTTGGCTGGATTGCTGTTGTAATTACTACATTCTGAGATCCATTAAAATTAACTTCTCCCTTGACGTCACCATCAAGTTCAATTTTACGTGCTACTAATAAGGTATCTGCTGTAGAAGCATTTCCAACAACATTACCTGTAAATACTGCTACGGCATTTGAATTACCAGAATCTAATATTACAGTTCCGTCTGTATTCTTAATGTCTCCAGTTAGATTTCCAGTTACATTTCCAGTTAAGTTAGCAGTAATTGTTCCTGCTGCAAAGTCTCCGTTTGAGTTTCTAGATACTATTGCTGATGCTGTATTTAGTGCTGTAGCATCTGTAACAATTGTTACTGCAGCAGTTTCTGTGCCAGAGTTTGCAATTGTAAGATGTGAGTCTGTTGAAGAAAGTGTTGCAACATAGTTACCAGAAGTATCTGTTCCTAAAGCTACCGCATTAGCATTAATTGTTGCGTTAAGGGTAATTGCACCTGAAGCATCTGTTGAGGCTGTACCACTTAGGTCTCCGCCAAGTGTGATGCTGACTTGTCCAGCTGATTGCCAGCTAGTTCCATTGTGGAAGAATAGTTGATTTGATCCAGTATTGTAATAAACTTGACCAGCTTTTCCGCTTAATGGGGCTGTACCAAGATTATGGATTACGGCATTGCGTAATTCATTTTGCTTTAGATCAATGTCTATAAGAAACTGTCTAGCCATTTTTTATCTCCCTTTAGGACAGGTAGGCTGTCCCAGAAAACCTAGAAGTCATGAAAAGCTTCACAGTTTTATTACTCTCATTATACTGTACTCCAGTTTCGAATGCATTGCCACCGCTATCAATAACTGTGACATTTGGCTGGAAAAGTAAAGATGTAGTAAGAGTGACTGTGTAATAGCCATCTGCATCAGGGGTAGAACTAACTTGAGCAAGGCTCCAGGAAATCTTTTCTGAAACCTCTTGTGTAAGAATTATAGATTTGGCGTTTAGCCAAGAGTTATCTGTGAGCTTGGGTCCGTAAAACTTATTTAAAACTACGTCAAAGTAGAAGTCTCCAGTTACTCCAACTCCATCTGCAGGGGCACCAGAGCCATTAAGAATAGTTCTTCCAGAAGGACCTTGAATTCCAGAGTCTGAAAGGATTACTTGATTGTCAACTTGTGTGACATTAATGATGTTTGAGTTATCAACAACTGTAATTTCAGCCATTAAACTGTAACCGCCTTTGAAACACTAAGTGTTCCTTCAAGAATACGTGTTTTTGTAACTCCATCTGGAGCGGTGAGAACTAGATCATAAAATGACTTTGGATAAACAAGCTTAGTTGTTCTCTCTGCAGACACTGTTACACTAATTCTTCCCAGGGGACCATTTATGGAGATTCCATCTGTATGGGTAAGAGTGAAGCAAAGTATTTTTCCACCCTGCTTGTCTCTTGCCTGCATTTTTGCTGTATAGCCAGTTATATTAATAGGAACATCATTTGGATCTTTCCAAAAGATAGTGAAATTCAGTGTAGCGCCTTCGTCTACATTAAAATTCTTAGTTAAAAATGGCATTTACGCTCCAGTGGTATTAATCTAATTTTAGCATATATAAACGCTAAAGGCAGACTAGTTAATGTCTACCACTTCGCATCCAGCGTCAGCTGAACATGCTAGATTTTGACTTCCAGTAGTTGAGTCTTCTGTCTCATAAAGAGTTAGCATTGACCAATGAATCTCTTCTGGCATCTTTGCAACTGCATCTAAGTATTCTTGCTCTGTAGCATCCTGATATGGAGCTTGCTTATAAGTGTGGTCAGAATAAGGTAAGAATGAGATTCCTGAAACTTCATCAAAGTGCTCCCATACCCATGAACCAACTTCCATCCACTCTTCTTCACGGACTGAAACTGTAATAGAAGGTTTATGCTCACACCAATCTCTTTGATATGTTAGCCAAATGTTCAAGTGCTCAATAGCAGTAAGATCATTTCTTAATACAGCACCCTTTGGAGCCTTAATAGGGAATGAGAATACCTTTGTTTGAGTAGGATTCATAAAGTCATCTTCTGCTGGAACTCCTGCCTCCATTAGAAATTGAGTTAGTGGATCTTTCTTGTCTCCACGAACTGTACGAATGTAATATTCGTTATGCCATGGGTGCATTCCAGAAGATACTCCAGTGAGCTGTGAAACAGTTCCTGAAGGCTTAACACAAGTAACTGCTGCGGAAGGATTAATACCAATCTTTCCAGCCTCTTCAACGTTTGTAGAGACAGCAGTCTCTCTTAGTGAATTCAAAACCTTAGAAAGCTTATCCATGCCCTTCTTTCCAGACATAAGTTCATTTCCGAATTGTCCAGTGATAGAAACGCCAAGTAATCTTTCTTCTTCTGTGTTCTCTCTCCAAATTTTGCGGAGATACTTAAAGTTAGTAAGTGTTGACTGCCATGTTCCAAGGATTGTGGCTAGTTCAACTTTACGTGTTAATGTCTTTTCGTCATCTTCTTCACGAACAATAATCTCTGAAAGATTACAGAACTGATAAGGACGCAAAATAATTTCAGAACATGGATTAGTTCCATAACGAATTGTTTCATCTCTACGACCATACTTAGCGGCTTGCTTTTGAGCAGCCTTAACATTGTAAATGCCACGCTCTCCTGATTTTGAATCATAAAGATTTTTCCACTCTGCAATAAAGTCAGACATTGATGGACGATCTTGATAGGCTACAGAATTATTTGCAAGTGCACGATGTCCAGTTGCTTCCCACCAAGCACCCGCTTTTGCTTTTGCCATATCATTATCACGAAGATCGGAAAGTGAGATTAATGCAGAACGACGAACTCCTCCAACTACAACAACTTCACCAATCTTGCACATGATATCGTGAGCTTCTAGTGGGCGAAGTTTTCTTCCTGCTGAATGCTTAATAGTTGTAACACAGAACTCAAAAAGATTAACAAGTGGCTCTGGACCAGATGCACGTCCACCAAATGTCTTTAGTCTTGCACCCGCAGGACGTACCTGTGAAACATCCCATGTAGGAATTTGTCCTTGCCATAACAAAGCAAGTAACTCACGAAGTGCTTTTGCCCAACCAGCCTTTGAATCTTCAACAACAATAGTTGTATCTGTTTTTTCAAAGTGTTCGTTAACTGCTGGCAACTTATCAACATATACTGACTCTACTGAGAATCCAACACCTGTACCGCACATCAAAATATACATTGCTTCATCAAAAGAACGTAGTGAATCTACTGGCAAGAAAGAACAATTGTATCCTGCAACGTTGTCTCTATCTAACGCAGACCCTGCTGTCATTACAGCTCTCATAGAAGGCATGATATTACGATTGAAAATTGCATCACGGATTTCTAGAGTGAGGCTAGCAGAAGGCTCATAGTTATAATCGTTCTTAAGGTGATTTGTCATGTATAGCACAAATCGATCTACTGTCTCTCCCCAAGTTTCACGACGGTTGTCTTCTGGTAGCCATCTTGCATAACGGCTCAGAGCGATAAAGTTCTCGTATGGATTTTTAATTACATCTTGCATTTTAGAATACTCCTCTAGTCCCACATGTTGGGTTTAATTTTATTGGTAATACTAAGTATAGTGACTTTTTTTTAAAGAAAAGAAACTTTTAAAATTTTTCTTTTATTCTTGAGAAAGCATTATCAGTCAACTGTAACCAATCATATGCTTTTCCAACTTCCGCAGCCTGCTCATAATAATAGTCCGCAATAGTATTATACTCGTTAGCAGTCTTTCTTAGCAAATTACAAAGATCTTCGTATGAAGGCTCAACCATTAGTCCAGGGTGAGGGTGTTGCCAAGGTGATTCCACATATTGAGATTTTAAAGCTAGTGGTCCTAAGAATTTTTTATATGGTGCCCATTCCTCAGTACAAATTACTGGCATGCCACTGGCAAGTGCTTGAAGCGGAATGAAACCAAAACCTTCCCCCCAAGATGGATAGATCAAACAGTGATGTGAGTTAAAAATGCCAACCATTTGACTTGTAGAAACTTCGTCAGGTATAATTGAAATATTATTATATGTATTAGTTAAAGTAC